CAATTTGTCTCTATATTTTTTGTACGCTTCCAAGTCGCAATCTTCGCGCCGCTCCGGTTGCGCCGTCATGTCGCTCTTATGGCAATGTGCGCAATCCCGCCACCACATATATCGACCGGGACGCCATAAACCAAATACATGGTGCCCATAACACAAGGCCAGTCGTGGAGCCATTCGCCTAACCGCCGCATTAAATTCCAGACTATCACTTGAAGAATTCCTCGGGGCTCTGGATCGGCATACGCCCCTTCGGGCGGATGTGCGGATTGTCGTCAACGCACATTTCCGGCTTCCCGATGCAGATGGCCTTATCGAGCCCGTAAGCCATCGCCCATGTCCGGGCATACTCGCACCCACCGCCGCTCCAAATTACAACCGATTTTCCATCAATGAGCATTTTTTTAACTTTATCGATGCGAGATTGAATCGGGTCCGCCCATTGGACGTTCCCGTGGGTGGTAAGAGTGCCGTCGATGTCGATAAAGATGGGGCGGATGTCCGCCATCAGTGGGTTTCCTCCCCGCAACGATCCGCCACCCATGCGTCGGCTTCCTGTCGGAGGCTTTCATTTGGGAAATGAATCTTGACCGTTCCGTGGCGGGTATACATTTTCAACCCATCGCCCTCTTTAACATAAGGCGAGCATATGCAGATCACGATTCCTTCTTCCTCGTCAGCCGTGATGCACTGATAAACTTCGTCGCCGTCCAGCTCCACAAACCCAGCGTGGGCGAAGGGCGAGAAAGCGATATCCAACGGGTTGGTGCTGATTCTCATTTTAGCGCCTCCCGCAGCCGTATCCTCGGGAAAACTTGAAGCGCGCTCCCCGGCGTGCAATTGATAACCCCGACCCCGCGCGCCTTCAACGGCTCCACAATGCTGGGCCATTCCTTGAGCATGGTGTTATAGACGGAAGGTTTTTGCGGCGTTGGATGGCTGCCGTGCCAGTGAGAGTCCTGCCCCGCTTGATACCCCATATCGTACCCCAGCAAGATTGCTCGCTCTACCGCGTAGTGGGCGACGAGATTTAAAACAGCATAACCACTATTTCGTCCATGCGCCAGCCGGTCGGGACGTACCTCTAATCCGCTGGGCTGGGTCAGCGCGATATTGCGAATCCCGATGGCGTGATTGCACTCCTTATCGTGCAGACTGCCTTTGATGATGGCGTCCCGCGCTTGAAAGGCGCGCAACCACCGCTCGTCGCAATGCCAGCGCCACCACTTGCTGTCGCAGTAGTAGAGCAGATCGGCATCGGGCGCGATCCTGCCCGTCGTGTTGATCGCCACAGTACGGTCGACCCGCGCCATCGCATACTCGATATCGGCCTCAGTCAGTGATGGTCCGCTGCCAAGGCAAAGGACTGTCTTCCCCTGCCAATCCGGCTCGATAATCCAGCCATTTTCCAAGATTGTGTCGCAACCGACGCCGTTCGGCGCTGCTGTGGCGCTTGTAGCCTCTTTTACCATTTACCCCACCGGCCAACTCACACCGGCTCTGTGTCGATGCGGTAGCGCGAATGGCCGTGCCATGTCACGCCATCAGCCTCTTTTATGAATTGACCGAATTCCCAATAGATATCGATCAGGGAATGCCCCGTCACTACCAGCGTGTCGTCACGATTAAGCACCCGGCGAACAGCCGCCATTAAGTCCGCAATCTCCTTCACCGTTTCCGCTACCGACCAGCCATCAACAGACAGTGTAATCGAGTCCCCTGTGCTGTCCTTGGTGTCGAACGGAATGGAGGTGGTCTGATCGGCTACCTCAAGAAACGGCTCGACCTTGTCCTGCGGGATGTGGCTGTAAATCTTGTCGCCAACAATAGCCGATACAGCGGAATCGACTTTGAGCGTCGCGATAATCGTTTTGATGACTTCCGCTAGGCTGTCCTCACCAGCCGCCATGTTCGATCTCCTGCAATTCTTCGGGCGTTAGCGGCACCCGCTCCACGCTTCCATCATCGAAATATACGGCCAGCTCGCTGCCCTCGATCTCGATCCCCACCACGGCCATTCCTATAGCGACAATATCAACGCTTGCGCGCAGCTCGCAGAAAGGCACGCTTGATCCCAGCGGCGATCATTCGCCGGATTTTGACGCGGTTCTTTTCCAGCGCCGGGAACAGGAAGGGCCAAGGACCGTGACGGGTGCCCTTCTTGTCGTTGAACCCGAATTCCAATGGCCGTGAATACTTCGCCCGTGATTCCACGAGATATGCGAGCTGGGCTGGCAGCGCGACCGCCTTGATATTTCCCCCCAAAATACCTTCATCCCAATTGGGTGGGAAGCCTGCTGTCGCCGGGTGAACTGTCCGGCGCGGTTTGTAGCGCGTCCTTGATCCACTGGTGGGCGAAACGTCTCGGATCGACGTAACGGCATGGTTGCGGACAAGGATTGCGGATTGCTTTAGCGCCTTGTTCACTTCCTTGCGAGCGCCCAATGGCAGCGCCAGCAATTTGTTGACCAGCCTATCCACATCACGCGAATTGACGCCGCCGCGAATCTTGATCGGGCCGCGTACCGCTGCAATGACCATCAGGCGGTAGCCTGCACGTCTTCGGCTGCAACCACGATTAGCCAGCGGTTCATCTCGCGCTCATCAATAACCGACCGGATGTTAAACGTGCGACCACGGAAGGCAATGCGGTCGGCCCCGGTCAACCCCGAGCGATACCGGAACCTGAACCGGTGCGTAATGGGGTTGCGTAGCCGCATCGCCATCAGTTGCTCGCGCCCGGACAACGGCTCGATGGTGGCGCGCGTCCGGGCCAGCTCCGTCCATACATTGACCCGCCCGCCGTAGCCGTCATCAGTCGACGTCTTGCGCTCGATGCTGATAGGGACGAATCGCTTGCAGCGGCTCGCCATCATTCACCCAGCCCGGCGTTAAGCCGCTTGTGCTCGTAAGGCATCAGGAATCGCTTCGCCGAATCCGGGATCATCGCCGCCGTCATGTTAGCGCCGACGCCGTCGCACTGGTCATACACCACGCGCACCATTTCGATTAACGCGGTGCGGATCGGCATCGGCACGTCATTCCAGCTCGGGCCGTAGCCAGCAACGAAATTTACTTCAATACCATTCGCAACGCGCTCGACGGTCGGCCATGTCGCGCTCGTGCGGAGCACGATCCTGCCGGGGTCGGAGACGGTGTCCACGAAATAATTGGCAGCCGGGAACAGCGTGGCCGCGTCGGCGTCGTTATAGGTGTTGACGGAGGATACGCTTTGGAGGGGAGACTTTGGCAGGACGATAGCGCGATTGACTCGGGGAAGGTCAGCGCCTTCGCGGACGCCATCCCACCACGGCAGTTCTCCGCGAGGCGGCACATCAAGGAACATGCGCCACGTCTGCGTGATCAGCGCCCGGTCGAGGTGGTCTTCAAGGACCATCCGCACCGCGTACAGGTTGGCGATCAGGACAGCATCATCATCGATGATGTCGTCATCGAGCTTGATGGTCGCTTTCAGCTCGGCAATCGAGACGGGCTCGACAACCGGGCCGGTGACAAGTTCAAGGCCCGTCATGCGCCGATATCCTTAATGCCCCGGTGCGTCTCCTGCATCCTGACAAGCACGCTTCGGTAAGATTTGAGACAGTCGCAAATTGTCGTCATGTGCATAAGGTCGCCCGGCGGCAGCTTCATTCCGATAAGCTGCTGCTGCGCCCACTGTAGGGCGTCCTCGACATCGGTGATCGACCGCGCCTGCTCGCTCATATCGGTGGTGTTGATCCGGCTCATAGCTGCCCCGCGATAAATGTCACCGTGCGCTCGTCGGTATTGTTGAAGCTCGTCTTGATCCGGTTGATCACCCGATAGACATGGCCGGGCGTCCCGCCGCTGACCCGCACCGTGGCTGTCGTACCGTCGAAACTGCTGGCATCGACTTGCGCCCCGACCGGCGACCCCTCGTCAGGCTCGATACGCCATACGCTGGTCACGAGCGTTTCGGATGGCGAAGCGTCTTCGTCAAGGAAATTGACCGCATAGTCGAACGTGTAGGTAATCGCCCCGCCTTCATCTTTGGCAACAAACGGCATCGGCTACCTCACGGTGGTTTTGATTTTCTGCCGGACGTTGACGGGAGAGACAGTGTGGTTCTGCATCGGCCCATACACCACGGCATCATGAACGACCGGATCGAAAACTTTCGCATCCCCGCCGAAGGACAGGCCAAGGCTACCCGCTCGCAGAGCGTTGGCCTTGGCCCCTGCCTCGTCTTCGGCGTTGACGCGAATCCGCCCAAGGATCGTAACGTCGACCAGAAAGGTTTGCATGAACTACCCCGCTCTAGGTCGGGTCGGCGACCTCGTGATCGAATGCGTT